AGCAGGGGTAAGAACGAGGATAAGTCACAACTAACCCCACTTTAATATATTAAAGCATTAAAGTATTATTGTTAATATTTTATTCATAATTTGTTAATATATCGTTTACAATTTGTTCACAGTTTATTAACACATTTGCGGGTGGTGTATGCTATAATATAGTCAGAAAAAAGGAAAGGAAGTGAAACATATGAAAGAAAAATCTATTAAAGCCGTAGTTGGTATCTGGAAAGATGACCCAAATCAGATCCCGCAGTTGTACGAATTCAACACCTGGCGCGAAGCGTTGGAGTTTTGCAAAAAGTGGCGCGAAGATTTCAAGTTGATGTATCATTTGCATCACTTTTAAGCCGAAACGGGCGCAAACGCCCGTCCACGCGAAACGGCCTACGCGTGCTGATAAGGCAGGCCAGAAAGGAAAATTCAATATGGAAAGAACAGTTTACGAAGTATGGGCAAAGACCTACAGCGAGGAGCTCAAAGACACGATAATGGTTATCAAAGCAAAATTTTACAAGATAACGGATGCGCAGTTATTTGTAAAAGTTTATGAGGGTGCTTACATGACAAAAGCTGTAATAATTGAAACGGAAACTTTCTAAACAGCCGAAACGGGCGCAAACGCCCGTCCACGCGAAACGGCCTACGCGTGCTGATAAGGCAGGCCAGAAAGGAAAATGCAAAATGAAATATTACAGAGTAAAGCCAGAGTATGACAATAAGCAATTGTTGACTAAAGAGCGTGGCATATATGTGAATCGCGGATATTCTCTTATAGCAAAAGAGTTATTCACCGTCAAGGAATGGGAAAAGATTTGCAAAAAACATGTTTTCAGACGTAGCCTGGCGGAATGTGTGGAATTAGTAGAAATACCTAAAACCAAAGTTTATTGGTTTTTTGGCGCAAGATTTGAAATCTAAGCCGAAACGGGCACAACGCCCGTCCACGCGAAACGGCCTACGCGTGCTGATAAGGCAGGCCATAAAAGGGGGTGAAACCATGAACCCAAACTGGACAGACCTATTCAAAGCAAACCTTGTAAAACCCGCATGGGCAGACAACGCCAAGGAAACCGAAATACCGTTTATAGTACATGCAATAGACAATTGCATCGGCACAAAATGGAGAGAGGACGGAAACAATGATGAACAGTTATTTAGTAACAGTGACCGTAACAGACCCGGACAAAGGTAAGTACAATATCGAAATACCCGTACAGGCAAAGACGGCGGCACACGCAAAACGCATAGCGCACAAAGCCGCAAGGCAGATGGGCGCTTGCTACATAGTCGATTTGACAGCGGAAAGGAGGCATGATAAATGATTATTGTTTTATGTTTGAGCATAATAGCGGGCACGCTACTTTGCGGGCTTGCTCAGTTGCTCGAATGGATTGACCGCACATATAACGACTACAAGTTGCTTAAAACAGTAGAAAGGTGGATGAAGCTATGAGCCAAAACAAGCGAAAGGAACACGAAAGGCATTATTTCGACCCCCGCGCTGTTGAGAAGTATTGTCGTAATGACATATTGTTTACATTTGAGCTTGCAGGTCGTCAAGCCGGCAAACTCATAGCTAAAGGAGAATTAGAAATGAGACGAAATGAACTAGAAGAAATGTTGCATGACGCAAACCAACTAATAAAGCGAATATATGAAACAAAGGAATGCGGTAAGTCGGGTTGTGATGCAAGGTGTCGTTATAACGATATTTGCGAAGCGGCACATATGACGTACAAACTAATAAAGCGTCAAGTTGACCTATACAACATAAAAAGGAGCGTTAAACATGATAACAATTAGTACCCGAGACTATACCACAGAACAACTAAAAGACCTTGCATACGGTTTGTCAATGGCGCAGAACAAAATTTTAGAGCGTTACGAATGCAAATATGACATGTTTTGCACCAGAGAGTGCAGGGGCTATGTAATATGCAATGATGTTTTTAACGCATATCGTTATTTATACAAAAAGATTAGGGAGCGTGAAGCACTTGAATTACATCGAGATACGCAAGAAAGTAAATGAAACCACCCCGCGCGGTGCATACAGAAGCGCCGTAAAGCTATATGCAATAGACATTTTGAACAGGTTAGGCGACGCAGAAGCGCCGGACACGTTGTCCGAACTCCACACCGAATTGCTTGACGGTTGCTTAAACTGGATTGAATACAGCTATTGCGGCAAGGCGCTTGCAGACAGCTACAGCATAGCGGCACGCACTTGCAGTCCTACAACGCTAAAGCGTTTGCACGCCGGCGCAAAGCAGCCTATAGGTTTTGGGACGTGGCTTGATTATCAAGCAAGCGCGTTAAAACAAGCCGAAAAGCTGATTATACAAAAATATTGCGAGGTCAAAAATGGAAATAAAAAAGCTGAATGACTTGGAATATGTTTTACATTTTGATAATGTCATACAAGCGAAGAAACTATACCATTATCTATATAAAGCTTCGGTATACCGCTGTAACGTTACTGACGAGGTGGGGTGTGATTTTTGTGAATTAAATAATGGTTGTTGCGAATACTGGAAATTGATAGACGCTTTATCTGAAATAGCAGAATAAAACAAGAGCTCGAATACCACTACGGTACTCGAGCCCTTGTTATTACAGATTATTTACAACGTCCACTCACCGGAGTTTGTAGCCCATGCAGGCGGGTAAACCTGTTGCGTAGCGATAGCAGAGAACAACACGGAGTTATCCGAAACGAAACCGACAGAACCGTTGTTTTTGAAAAACAGCTGTGCATTGAGAACAGAATCACCTGTTCCCGGCCCGGGAATCCAAAGCAAACCCGAAATTAGTTTGTCATTGGTAGGCGCGCCGTTATTTGCATCACCACTTGCGGAAACGTAAGACGTTCGCGGCATCAACTCAAATTTGATACAGTTTTGAGTAGTAGCCCCAAGCAGGGACGCAATTTGCCGCTTTGCATCCAGTGACATTGTAAACCGTTCACGCCAGTTGCCCGACACGGAAACGGAATTATCCTGTCCAAACACACGGCATACGCCGTAACAGATGATAGCGTTGTCACCCGCAGAGGGGAAAGAAACCATATCTACCATAACTTTCTTATAATACTTTGTACCCGTCATGGTGAATGACTTATAGTTAAAGTTAGGGTATTTTTTAACCATGTTTTCCAACGCGGTAACGCGCGTGGTTAAAGAGCTGATATTGGAGTTTATACTGCTAATCTGTCCGTTAACTTCTTCTTTCCACTGGTTATACTGGTTTGTAAAATCAGTTTTCCACGTGTTGAACTCGTTATTCGTACTCGAGGTGTACGTGTTGAACATCTGTTCAATACGTGTGTTTGCGTTAGTAACAAAGTCATTAAACTTTTTGTTTAAATTATTTGTAGTATTTGTAGCGTAGTCGTTAAACCACTGCTGTAAGGTAGTGTTTGTATTATTTTTATACTCTTCAAATCTGTTCCAGAGTTCCTGCGTAAGGTCGTCGAAGTGCTGTTCCATGTGCGCTTCAAACCTTGCGATTTCTGCGTTCACCCAGTCTTGCAAGTCTTTGTACGCCTTGTGCAAAGCGTCGATGTTGTCCTGCATCTTCTCGAGTTCCTCAAGCATTTTGTTAAGGAACGCCGCAAGCTTGCACAGCACTTCATAATAACTCAAACTCTGGTCATAGACAGCGGGTAGAACTTTCTGACACCAAAAGCGCAGGTAAGGAATACCGTCATACTTTTTTAAAATTGGGTCAAAGTTGGCGGGTGTAAAATTGTTATCGTTCGGCATACTTTACCACCTTTCTTTTATTCCCACAAACCGAAGAACAGGTCTTCCAGTTCGTGTAATACCATGTTGTCAACACTCTCATAGTTCTTGTACATTTTCGTCATTTCGGAGTAATACGCGTCTCCACTGCTACGACCTGTATAAGTATATTCAGTGTTGCGTTTACCGTCCTGTGTGCTTTGCGCTCTGCCGTCGGTTGAAGCTTCGCTTGTTGTCTTTGTCGCGCTTGTCAGATACTTATCAGTGTCTAACCCCTCAACACCACCTTGCGGAGTTTCGTTAAACTTATTCCAACCTGTACTCTGACTTTCGCCGTGTGAAGTGCCATTATCGGAAGTATGTGAAGTATCTTCGCCCACCGTGGTATGTTTGATATTATCAAACGGGTTCGCAAGTTCCTCTTGCTTGTACAGCATGTTATACTTCGGCATAATCGCGACAAGCCGTTCACGCAAGTGGAGTTTCCATAGCGCATACGTTTCATACGCTATTTCACGTGTATAGAAGTGGAGAAGAATAAGTTTGCACAGATGTTCACGATAACTTTCTTTCCAGATAGGAAAATCAAAGTCGAAAATGTGTTCGTAGCCCGCTTGCAAAGCTTTCTCAATGTCACCATATCCGCTGTGTTCATACTCACCTTGCCAGTTCAATTCAGGAACAAAACTTTCGCAAATCCAACGGACTTCTGTTGTAAATTTACTCATTGTTTTCTTCCCTTCTTTCCTTTTCTTCGGTCTGCTTTTGATACATCACGTCTTCTGCGTCTTCCAAAATCAGACGGTCGTCATAATCTTCTTTGTACTCACACCATACATTTAGATTAAACAGACTATTGATTTTTTCGCAAGCTTTTTGCCGCTCATTCAAACGGTTATATCTTGCCGCGATAGTGCCGCCCATGTTACGGGACACTTCGTCCGTAACCAAGCGCTCTTTCTTCTGGAACGACGTGTTTGAAATACCGAGATAGGTTAAAGCTTCGTTGAAAATCTGGGTTTTGATTTCATACAGCTTGTCTGCGACATACGGCGCGTCTGTCTTTAAAACTGTAAAGTCATTGATAGACAGGTTCTTATCACCGAAAATAAACGGCTGATTTCCGTCATATTTCATGTACAAGTTTTTCATAGTCAGACGCTTGCTTTCATCGGCTAAAATCAAAATCGGGGTTTTCTGTGCGTTGATATTTATGTCGATGATTTCATCAATCTTTCCGAGCCTGTCCGCGAATGATACCAACTGCATCAGAGACGGCGTGCGGAGATAATTGTTATAAATCATCACGCCTGTTTCTTGCGTCAAAGGGTATCTGTAGTTGTTATACATGCTACGCGCCGTAAACTGTAACGGCTGTCCGTACACGTCGTAGCCGCTTGTGCTGACGTTTACGGGCAACGTCATGTACATGTCGAGCGCGTCGTCTTTAAAAAACACAGCCCGTCCGTTAGCCAGAAGTGCAAGTTCGAGCGTTCGCACATCGCATGTTTCCGGGAGACCTGTCCAGTCAAACATGGACGCGGAAAGTTCAACAAGCCTTGCAAGGTACAAATCGTTGTTAAGTCTGTTTTCAAAGGCTGTACTCCAAAACATGCGGTCTTGCGTGCCGCCGTAATGCTTTGCCCTCAAACTACTTGCCATGTTTAATCACCGTCCTTTCTTATGTCGGGGAGTTGTCAAGAGTATAGTTGCCCACTTCGTCACCGTTTTTCCAGAATGTAACACCGCGGTCATACACAGCTTTAATCACGTTTGCCGCTTCTTGCGGTATGAAACCCTGTATTTCACAACCGATTGTTTTAACGTAGTTCCAATGCGGTCTTGAATGTGTGTTGGGGACTTTAACGGTGCAAGTGTTGTAACCAAACATATCAAAGAACTTGTCCACGATTTCTGCGTACTCTGGTTTAACGCACATATAATACGCAGAATAATCTAATCGTTGTAAAGCATTTGTTACACTTCCTGCCCCCGCTAATCCTGACACGTTAGGTGGCATATTTGTTATATCTAACAACTTAGCATAACGCTGTACAGCATAACTATAAAAGTCTCCAAAACTTGTCATAAGTGTCCCCAGACCGCTTGCTATGCCGCCCACTGCCTGTTGTCGTAACCCTGTTTTTGTAACTTGACTAACTATTCTTCCAGCGTTAGACGCATCAGCTTTAGCAGACTGTAACGTATCGGCGGCGTTATTCGTGGTCATTGCACCACCTAACAGCCCTGATATAGCATTGAACGTTGAGTTCATACCCTGTATTCGTAACCCTGCGTCTAACTGGTTTCGGTTCATAGCCATGTATGCTTTATAAGTATCACCTATCCATGGAACGGTTGGATAGCCTGTAAGCACAATGGCATGGTCATAAAACGACGTACACCCTCTATAATTTTTGGGGTATAATACACATTCTGGAGAACCCACAGCTGACGCGGCAACTTCAAAGTGAATAAACCCATCGGCATCAGGTTCAAAGTCTTCGTAACGATATTCGTTCACCATTCCTTGGTTGTTGCTTATCCACAGCTGATTATAAGGATAACCAAATAGTTTTTTATTCCGTGGTTTATACCCGTTCGGCAACTGGTCTTTGAGTTGTTCTACGCCGTCTTGTACACTGCTTGTCACACCGTAACATACGAATTTAAAATCTTCTCTGGGCACTTGCTCTGGCATATAATGATGTGTTTCATCTCCACCTTTTGCCATCAGTTTGTTAGCCACTGTAACCGACAACACAAAATCTTCTTTGCCATTTGAAACATAATAGCCAATAATTCGGTTCATTTCTTCTGCAGTACCAATATAGCCATACATCGGGCAAAACTGGTTATACAATTTGACGGGGCGTTCCTTGGAAAGGTCAACTGGTTCGCTTGTCATTACACAGGCACATTCATTAAGCAAACCGTGTGACGCTAACACAGTTCCAAGACGGCCACACATCAACTCACCGTAACCAACTTCTTCGGGTTTTGTGTTTTCAAAGATTTTATCCGTTACGGAATGTTCACGTTCAACCATACATTGGCTCAAAGTGTATTCAAACATCCAAGTTTGCATCATGTCGAGTTCGTAATATATGTCTGTAACATTGTCATTTACATATTCGACATTGTTCACAAATGCAAAGAACCACTTTTCACCATATGACGTGTTTTTAAACATGAGATAATTACACGCGTAAACTTGTGTTGCAGGGATTTCTAGTGTTATAACATTGCGTCTTTCACGTTGATACGACACGTTGTGAAACTGCTTAAAAGCTTTACGGAAAAAATAATTGTTCTGGTCTGCAACACTATCAAAGTATAACGTGTGCTTATAGTCACTTTCAATAGGGACACCACGACACAACACAACATCTGAATTTGGGGGTATATATGGCATTTTATTCACCTCTTATATAAGTCTTAACCCTCCATCGCTGGAGGGTTTGACTTACATTGAATTAGTTTACTGTACGGTAATCACGCAAGTGCCGCTCTTTGTGGTATCAAACTTAGAGGTAGCTTTAATGTTTGCCGTGCCACTTGCAGTCGGGTCAACCTTAACAACGCCAGCCGCAGACACCGTAACGAGCGGATTGTCACTTGTCCACGTAACAGCCTGCGGTGCAAAGTTGGTTGTTGCAACGTTTGCAGTAAGAGTAAGCACCTGACCTGCGGAAACAGTTGCCTGTTCCGGAGACACCGTAACACCTGTAACAGTCGGAGTATTCGGGATAAACGCGATAGCGTTGGCGAACGGGGAAACGCTGAACAGCTTCCAAACATGGAGATAATGGTTCCAGTAAAGGCCCTGTACGTTTTCGATGTCGCGGAACTGCTGGAGCTTATCGTAAATCACGAAATAGTCACGGTCAACGAGGATTGCGGGAATTTCGTTGAGTGCATCGAGTTCGGACTTACTGTACTCATAGTAGTTCGGGTCACCCTCAAAGAGTTCACCAAGGCGCTTTACGTCCAGCTTGCCGAAACCATCGACAAGAACGGTGTGACCAAGAAGTTCGGCTTCGCTCATGTTGAATGCACGGGCGAGGTTCTTAACGCTCTGTGTTGCGTCGAATGCAGTGTTGATAATGATATACTGATCATCACGCAGTGTGTGCGTGGTAACTCCCGCGAGGTTGTATTCGTTCGACATAAACAGCAGGTCGTTGGATGCTTTACGCATTGCGACAGTTGCATCATCGATATTGCTTGTGTTGATCGTCTGAACGCTGATCTGACCACGGGAGAGGTTACGCGCCAGCATATACTTCATGACCTGGAATTCGTCGTTTTCCATGGCGGTGTACAGCTGTTCCGTAATCTTCGAAACGAGATTATACACGCCGTCTTCGGACAGAAACGCAAGACGCAAATCCTGTTCTTCGGTCGTAGTCTTGTAGAACTTCTGGAAGTTCATCACGTGGAACGCGGACTGCACGTCCGGGATTTCACGCTTAAAGAGTTCGGTTTCCGCGACCGCCGGGTCATACTGGAACGGTCGCGCCATGGATACGAACACTTCTTCAACCGTTTCGCCAAAATCAAGGAAGCCTTTCTTGAACATCGCCCACGGGTTAGAGTAGGACTTAGAAGTAATAATGACTTTACCGATACGGTTCACGAGCGCGGACAGAAACTCATTCTGAAGCGCGGGCATGTCCATGATAATTGCGCCGATTTCACGGATGCTGTCTGCATCTGGGGTCACAACCGGGACATAGTTACGGTAATTTACAGACGCAGAATTTCGGATTGCATTCAACACGTCTGCGGAACTGTTTGTCAGTGTTCTTACTTTCGGCTTAGTTGCCATTGAAAATCATCCTTTCTTATTTGAATAAATCGTTGAACGTGATATGTTCTGCACGTTCGGTTGCATCTTCGGGTTCGTCAGGTTTACTGCCCTCGGGTTTACCCTCAAAGAAACGGCTTGTATATTTTTCGCGCCATTCTTTTTCTATTTTCGCGGTAGCAGCTTCAGCGGCTGCAAGCTTTGCTGTAAAATCGTTTAGCGTGTCCGCTACGTCTTCGGCAAGCTCTAACATGCTGTCGGGGGTAAAATCACCCGACGCAAAAATGTCCTTAAATTCGTCAAGCGTTTTTACTGCCATTAAATCACTCTCTTTCTGTTATAAAATCCGAGGCACATCATCCATATAGGCATGGATTTTCTGCCCGGTGTTGGTGGTTCGGGTGGTTCTGGTGGTGTTGGTGGTGTATCGGGGTCATATTGTACAAGGTAGTTGTACCAATATCGCGCCGCCTTTTCACGGTCTGCGCGGGTTTCTTCGGGATAGGCGGGGCGTTCGTATGTGTCGAGAAACACGCTTGCAAGGTATTCGGGGCTTTTCGTCGATGCCTTAAATTCGGCATAACTCATATTGTACGGGCTGACAGGATACCACAAGTTTGTAGCGTTACTCAAAAAGTAGCATTGCGCTGTACCGTCATTGGGACTGCCCATCACGTCGCTAAAATGAGGTGCATACCCGGGGGACGACTTTGCAATATCTGCATCAATATACTTCTGCGGTGGTGTAAACTGTACCAAGCCATAGCCTATATCCTCTTTTCTATAATCCGTTGACGGTAAGGGTTCATCCCAACCCCACCGCCACGGATTGTACCCGCTCTCCCATTCCATGTTTCCAAGGACAGCAGAGACGGCGTTTAATGTCCACCCGAGCGACTGCACTAAAGCCTTGTAAATCATAATCGCGTTATCTTTCGCTTCTGAACTCTCACGGGAGTAACCGTACAAGTTTTTTGCGTGCCATTTTGCGTCGGGTAAAGGTGGTTTCGGTTGCGGTGTGTTTGCGTCCCACGTAACGTTATACGTTCCTACACCGTTCGGTATACGCAAGATGCTTGACGGGTCTTTTCTGTAGGCGATTGTTTGCCCGCCATCCCAGTATTCCCAGTGGGTATGTGTGCCTGTGACGTTACCCGTCTGACCTTGCGTCCCGATAAACTGACCTTGTGCAATGGTATCACCCTCAGACCAAATCTGTGACGCAAAGTGTGCCGCGAGCCAATACTTGTTTGGTTCAAACTCCACAAGTATCATGTTGCCCCACGACATGTTGCCCGTTATAGTACTGCCGTCCCACACCTGCGCCCATACAACTTTTCCAGCTAAAGGCGCGTATGCTTTGTAGTTATCATGCACGGTATCAATGCCGCCATGCTCACCGCCGCCGTCGTAGTACGGATAACCCGCGCTTTCATAGATTGTCTTTTGATCTGTGATACACTGCTTATAGGTTGCCATGTTAAATCAAGCTCTCAATTTCATTTGCAAGAACTTCGATCTGTTCAAGCTTCGTTCGGATTAAATCCTTGTTGTCACTTTTCTTGTTGTAGCCGTTCAAGCCTTTTGCTTTAATCTGTGACGGGTAATCGTAGTACGCGTAGTCCGCGTCCACTTTACCCGAAACACCGTTTACGGTATGACTGTTTGTGTACTGCCAGATACCCGCGTTTTCGTATTGGCAAACGTCGTTCCACTGTGCACACCAAACTGCGTAGCGGGATAGTTTCGACATGTCGAGCATATTTGAGAGGTAATACAGAGACGCGTAAATGCCTACCCAATATCCGTTGCTCTCCACCGTGCTAAGGATTTTACCTGCGATATCACTGTATTTTGTTTTACCAAGGCGCTTTGATATTTCGTCTTCTTCGAGGTCAATATACACCGGGTAATCAAACTGTTTACCTTTTAAAGCTTTGATAAAGCTTGCGGCTTCGTCTGCCGCCATGTCGGCGTTTTCGGCGTAGCTGTACCAATAAGCACCCACGCCAAGCCCTGCGGCTTTCGCTTTTTTGTAGTATTCCTCAAACCTTGCGTCGTACTGTTCGGGGTATCGGTTCGCACTGCCGTAACCGGCGCGGAGTAAAACAAAATCAACGCCTGAAGCTTTCAGCTTGTTGAAGTCAACTGAACCTTGATGTTCTGAAAGGTCGAGACCTTTTGAAAAGATTTTTGCACACATTGTTAGCCACCCGCCTTATTTTCAAGCTCTCTGACTCTGTGTTCCAAATTTGTAACCGCATTTTCTAAACTTGATATCCTAGAAGGTATAATACCAAACAAAGCGTTATCATAATCATACGGCGGGGGGATAATACCGAATGTAAAATCGTGCGGTATTTCAAAGCCAGCAATTTTGTGTGTAATCTTGCACGATTTAACACCCGTAGCACCTCTAGGTAGCACTAACACATATCTATCTTTACTATATGGGGTTTGCCTACGATCTATCCTTATGGGTAGTACGGTTACGCCTTCGTTCGTTTCAAACGTCAAGTTACACATACTCAAAAAATCACCCGCTAACTCTATGCAAGGATTAATTGCTACGGGTTCTTCCGTTTCGCCTGTCGCCGTCACCAACGGCTCAATCGTCGGAATATCTATTCGCTGGTCGCAGGTAATACTTTCTTTCCCATGCTTTGATACCCCGTTAAGAATATATGTCCTCTGAATGCTGTAAAGTACGGTAGTTCTTTCGTGCTCTGCCATTATTCTTCACCCTCTTTCTCAACACCCATTTTGTCGCAAAGCTTTTGCATGATGAGCGTATTGTTATTGAGTGCATCAGTCAAATTCTGCACTTCGTTCCTGTGCGTTTCCTCAAGCTTATTGATATACCAAAAGCATATCAAGCAAACGGCAACGGGGAAGCCAAGAGAGGAAACGACCTGCACAATAGCGGTTACGTCCATAAGATATCACTCCTATCTGTTGTATTTTCCACCTTTTATACTTATAGTATACCACAAGGGTGTTGACTTGTCAATATACTTGTGGTATAATTTAATTAGAAGATAATACACGGAGTTGAAATATAATGCCAAAATCAAATTATTACGACGGAACGAAACTATTATCATTAAAGGATATAAACGGAAAAACACCCGAGGTCTTCATGTGCACCTCTAACCGTAGCGCGGGTAAAACTACCTATTTTAATAGACTTGTGGTAAATAGGTTTATTAAACGCGGTGCAAAGTTCGCGTTGCTGTACCGTTTTAACTATGAGTTAGACGGCTGTGACGAAAAGTTCTTCAAGGATATTAAAGAATTATTCTTCCCCGAATACGATATGACCGCCGCAAAGAAGATGAAAGGCATATACCAAGAGTTATACCTAAACGAAGAACCTTGCGGATATGCTATTTCTATAAATTCTGCTGACCAATTAAAGCGCAATTCCCATTTATTCAGTGATATCGATAACATTATATTCGATGAATTCCAGTCCGAGCAGAACCACTACTGTGACAAAGAGGTCGAAAAGTTTATTTCAATACACAACTCTATTGCGCGTGGACGTAGTAAACAGTCCCGGTATGTACCTGTGTATATGATTTCTAACCCTGTAACAATACTTAACCCATACTACGTTGCAATGGATATTTCAACCCGACTTCAAAAAGACACGCATTTCTTGCGTGGTGACGGTTTCGTCCTGGAACAGGGTTACAACGAAACAGCGGCGAAAGCGTTAAAGTCAAGTGCTTTTAACCGTGCGTTCGGGTCAAGTGATTATATCGCATATAGCGCCGAGGGTGTGTATTTACAGGATGATTTATCGTTTGTCGATACGCCGAGCGGGCGCGGAAAGTATGTCGCAACAATACGCTATGCCGGTATTGACTATGGCGTTCGAGAATATCCCGAACAGGGTATAGTATATTGTGACAAAAGCGTTGATTATCAATATCCACTCAAAATCACAGTTGATACCTCCGACCATAAATTAAATTATGTTATGGTATCGAGTAACTTTATTCTCATTCAAAAGCTTCGGTATTATTTTGAGCACGGTTGTATGAGGTTCAAAGACCTACAAGCAAAAGAAGCGATACTAAAAGCGCTTTCATTCTAACTTGTATTCTGCGTTCGTTCTGCACATCGACCTGCACGGGTGACACGGTTGAAAGATGCCGCCGTGACAAGGCTATGAACGGTCAATTCCTTTGTGTAGACGTGCGTTTAAGAATAACAAAATCCCTTAGAGTTTTCATGCTCTAAGGGATTTTACTTTTAGTGCATTTCAAATGTCGTATCAGCTAAGATAACACCACCTTTAATGCGCTTTTGAGAAAGCTTGCCCGGTATCATGATGCCGGGTACAAAGTCGGATATGCTACGGGGTTCACGGATAAACTCAAGTTCTTCGGGTGTGTAGTTTTCTGGATTATTCTCTGTGTCGTAGTCCTGCTCTATGGAATGTATAAACAGTTGTTTAACGGTTTTGTTTGCACCCGCGCATGTTACATTGTAATATGGCTTTTCAATCGGTTCGCCGTCCTCATGTGTTACGTGTTCGATATACGTTTTCTGACGCGTGAAAAATCCAACGTCCCAGTTTGTTTCATTTTTCCAACAACAATAATTTCGAGGGTGTAGCGTGACACCTTTTATCTTGTCTAACGGTAAATCGAGGTGCAAGCTGTCTGTGTCTGCGTAGATAAAGCCGGGGTTATCGACACCGTAGTAATTCTGCTGTGCGGCAGTAATTGTAAAGTTTCGTGCGTAACTGGTAATCGCCGCGCCACATGCAATGTAACCCGGCGTCTTTTCGTTTTCCGCGACGGTAAAGAAGCCTACTACGCCGTTAGGTTTGAGCATAGCAACTTTGTAGGAACTGATAGTAGATGCCGCTTGTTTCCCATATAGATTATTGCTGTATAATTTCGCTACTGTTCTAATGCCTTTGTTTGGAGCGTTGATTTTCATTTCACGGTATTTGTTTAAGTATTTGTCGTAGATGCCTTGTTGTGCTTCAAAATAGCAGCCGTCCAGAATTTCAGGGTCAATTATAATGTAATGCTTTTTAAACAGTTCGTAATCTGTCATGGTCATTGTCATAGTCACGTATGTGTCGTGCTTTTTGCCGCATTGGTCTACCCATTCAGACACGTAGCGCTTTTGGTTTTCGTCCCAAACATCGGACGTTGTTAAGCTTTCGTTTTGTCTGTAATGCAGGTTTTTCTTTAACTGAATAAAGGGTAGATACCCAACCTTTAACCTAAACCGACAACGCAGACGCACGTAGTAATACAGACCTACTAAAGGGTTATGCAACTTTAATCGTTCCTGTCTTTCTGCTTCAACTGCCTTTAAGCCCTCTTCGCCGCTGAAAAATTCAGGCTTACCTATCGGGTAATAGTTTCCGCTATCACTGTGCATCATGGACGGGTACAGGGAGTTTACGTCAAGCGTTAATCCGTTTTTATGTACCTTGCATTGTTTGCCTTGCACGACGTGACACCACCCGCCACGGTATGCCTTGCGTATGTATTCGTCTGCATTTGTAGCGCCGTAGCGTTCGGGGTCAAGCGGAATGTCGTAGAGGTTCGGGAACATGTCTTGATAAACAAAACGGTTATAGCCGGACTTAAATTCACTCATGCAACACGCGCCGATTGTAAGTTTTTTGTGACCGTCCGCAAACATAAATTCTATAGCTTCTTTAACAACAAGCACGTCATTTTTGATATAGTGTTCTTCTTCTGGGGTAATATTGTACCCCGCATGACGTTCACCCTTGTATTCAATCGTGCTCTTTCTGTGTTTGGTGTTAAAGCTTTTGCCCATGTCTGCTACGGAGAGGGGGATAAGTTTGTAACTGTCGCGGAACTCTATAAGACTTCTATGGGTTTTAACGGTCATCGTATACCATTGACCCATATCGGATATGCTGTACTTAAACGTGTTAGGTTGCATGTCGGTTGTTTCGTAAAACTTAGTGTGTTCAACTTTGCCGTCAGGTGTGTAGGTTGCTTGTGCATAGTCATCGCGCTTCAATAAGTAATCGAGAATGTAAGAAAAGTCAAAAGCGCCATTGTGAAAGTACACTATATTTTTGCCTTTTAACTGTTCCACCCATTCCCAGTATTTATCTATTGAGTTTACAACAAGCACATCTTCTGTATGTATTTTAACACATGCCGCCGCCCAGACTTCCGTGTCGGTTTGCCCGTCGTATACGCTTGTCTCAAAATCACATACGTAATAATTCATGCTTGCACGTCTCCAAACGCTTCATTTAGTTTCATCATTTCTTCTACACCTGCTTCACGGTGTTCGTAAAAGTTACCTAACCAACGTCCCGCCGCGTTGACGTCGTTCGCTTCCTGTGACGTTAATGTACCGGAGGCAACACCGATTTCATTCAACATGTATGCGAATACCGTGTCACCCTCATTTTTACCATAACGGTTTTGCAGGTGTATACGTTCTTTTTTCAATTCGTCTAATATATGTTCCATACCTGCGTGTTTCTTTTTGTCTGTTACCCATCGTGCATTTGCTTCAACAAAATACGCAAACGCAAGGCTAGCTTCGTTTATATTCGCTAAGGGTGCATTGTTAAGTGAAAGAATTATATGGCTTTCAACACCTGTTGAACTTGTAACCGTAAATTCCGTAAAGCCTAACTTGTTAAACTGCGCTCTTGCGTCTTTGGGTATGTCGGAAAACGAAATAGCTTCACCGTTCTGCGCTTCTGCATATAACACGCTGTCGGTAATATCTTTTAATTCTTGCTTTAAGTTGTCAAGCATTTTCTTTGTTATTCTTTCAGGACGTTCAAAAGCACCGAATAATTCTTTAGCTTGATACTGGGATTTATAGCCTTTTCTTAAATAATAATTAAATCGTTGCTTTGCGTTTGTAAGTAAACGCTCATATTCGGCTTGATTAGGTGTGAGTTTTTTCTTCGATTTTTTAGCCATGTTTTTACCCTCTTTTCTATTGACAAAATAATACCGTTGGGATATAATAAAGTGTAAAGATAAAAAAGAACCAATGACGAATTTTTTTTTTCGTCATTGGTTCAATCGGGAGGTTTACCGCCATATCAGCGGCAGTTAAGGAACGGAGAAATCTTATTGTTTATTTGATACAGTCTACGAGTTCCGCGTTTTCGATAAAGTCTTTAACGGACATTTCGTAACGGTTTTCTTCGATAGACTCAATGTTGACGAGAGTTACAACGCGTCCCGTATATTTGTTGTCGTTCTCTTGATGCAGCTTTTTGGTTAACGCGTAAAGCGTGGGAGAACCTTCACACATGTCCGTGAAATGATAATCAACACCGTTTTCGTTCACGGTATATGTATATGTCGTAGTCTGGATGGTTTTGCGAATATACTTCATTATCATTCACCCGCCTTTGCTACGGGGCGGCAACCGAGGAAGTTGCGACCCTTGTAGTTCTGAGACGGCTTTGCAAAGCATTCGATTTCCATACCGTCACTTTCGTCGAACGTCTCGACAATGTCGAGGAAAGACTGAATGAACGACTGTGAACCGGTGTGATACAGAACGCCGTCTGCGATAATGACAAGCTTATCGTATTCCTTGTCCTGACCGGGTTTCGGGTTATCGTTCACGGTGTAAACCATTGCCCATGCGTCCGGGTAGGAGAGAACGAGTTTACCGAATTCTTCGATAGCCTTTTCGAGGTTCTCACCGTTGGAGTAGTTCATGACGTTGTACTTGTCCATTTTGCTAAGGTCTGTAGATTTGATGATAGTGTTGGTAAGCATAGTTTTGTTTGTCCTTTCAAGTTATTTTGTTATAATAGAGAGTATGGAAACTGACAATGAAATTACGCAGAAAGGAGCTTTTATCCTTTCTTAAATATTCTTTTGTAATCGTCTGAAACTTCGTTGCAACTTGTGTTCTTCTTGATTACGTATATATCTTAACACATGTTGAGCGAAATGTCAATAGGTTTTTTCAAAGTTTTTTGAAAATATTTTTGGGATGTTTATCGCTTTAGTATGTGATAGTAAAATGACTGTTGGTCATTTTTATAAACGACAACATGCTGTGACATGTACACGTGTTGCACCGGGTTGCGTCCGTGGAGGGCACGTGTTCCGGCGGGTGAAAACTGACTGTTGGTCATTTTGTGTGCGTCTCTGACAAAACTGACCGTTAGTCATTTTGTGCGCCGACAAGCGCACAGGCATCTAAATCCGTGGTTACGTATACCACCCTGTTCCGTCCGCGGAG